TGTTGCAACAATACATTATATCTAAGGTTAAACAAGATATAATGATAAAGGCTGCTGAGGAAGGTCAAGAACTTGAAGGAGAAGAACTTGAGCAACTTACTATGGAGCAAGTTCAAGACTACATGGTTTCCTATACTACATTGGCTGAACGTTGGGCAAATCATGTTTTAGAATGTCAAAAAGTAGATTTTAACATGAAAGAAAAAGGAGAAGATAGCTTTCGAGACCTTTTAATTTCAAGTCGTGAGTTTTTCCACATCTATGAAGACAATTCTAAATTAGGGTTTAATATTGAAGTAGCAAATCCAAAGAATGTTTGGTTTCTAACTACACCCGATAGAAAATATACTAGCGACAATACCAATAGAGGTATGGGAGCCTACGCTGCTGGAACAGTAGAAGTAATGGAACTCTCCGAAATCATAGAAAAAGTTCCTGAACTAACTAAGGAAGAAATTGACCATTTACGTTCAAGTCTTCAAGACTATGGACTAATTAACGTAAGAGAAAGTAATTTAGGCAATCCAAATGCTGAAAGAGGAATTGACAGCATACAATATGACACGTATGACCCATTAGTTCTTAGAGAGAGAATGATGATTGAAAGCAGTATGAAGGAAAATAATGATGGACTACAAGACTTTTTAGGACTTAGTTCAAATGTTTCTGCTTTTGGATACAAATATGTTGTTATAAGAGCTTACTGGATTAGTAAAACTAAAATAGGTAAAGTTGTATATACAGATGAAGTAGGAAATGAACAAAGCATGTTTGTAGATGAAAACTATAAACAAGGAGATATTCCTACTCAAGTAGGTAAAACAGAATGGGGGTGGATTAATCAATGGTATCAAGGAATTAAAGTTGGACCAGATATTTATCACGTAAAACCTTTTAAATTATTACCTTATTGTCCTATCATAGGGCAAACCTTTGAAATTAAAAATACAGAAACTCGTTCTTTAGTAGATATGATGAAACCTTTTCAGGTTATCTATAATGTCTGTATGAATCAATTATTTAAATTGCTTGAGAAAGAAATAGGTAATGTAGCAAGTGTAAATATACGTAGAGTACCTAGGGTTAAAGACGGAGATGCTCAAGACGACATTGATATGTGGGAAATGGAAGCCAGAGAAAGAGGTATCATGTTTGATGATGACAGCCCTGAAAACACTAAAGCTCCTGTAACTAATACATCTGTAGTACGTAATGTAGACCTTACACGTTCAAATGAAATACAGAGCAGGTATAACCTCGCCATTCAAATTAAAAACGAATGTTGGGAACTCATAGGACTTAATAGACAAAGGCTTGGGGCTGTTCAAGCAACAGAAACCGCAACTGGAACCAATACTGCGTTAACGCAAAGCTATGCCCAAACCGAACCTATATTTGCTGCACATGAATACGTAATGAATCAAGTGTATCAAGCAATTGTAGATGCTGCTCAATATGTAGAAAGTCACAAAGAAGATTCTACTCTATCATATATTACTTCTTCTGGAGAAAACGCTTTTATAGAAGTTAGTGGTTCAGACCTTAGATTTAGAGATTTAAAAGTATTTGTTACTTCGAGACCGCAAGATGTTCAAGCATTTAACGAACTCAAACAACTTGCTCAACCGCTATTACAGAATGGAGGAAGTTTCTCTGATGTAATCGAACTCTACTCTACTCAGAGCATGAGACAAATGAAACAAGTGTTTGAAACCTTGAAGAAGAAACAAGATGAAATGCAACAACAACAGCAACAGCTTGAACAACAGAAAGTTGAACAACAACAACAACAATTCGAACAGGCTCAACAACATGAGGATTACTGGAAACAATTGGCAATGGAGAACGACAATTACCAAAAAGAATTGGACAGACTTACTAAAGAACGCATTGCTATTATCTCTGCTACGGGTTACGGAAATGTTCAAAGCGAAGATGCTGATAAAAATGGTATTCAAGACGTATTGGAAATGTCTAAGATAACCAATGAACAAAATAAGCTTTTAAAAGAACACGATTTAAAGGTTAGAGAGCTAAACAGTAAACAAACAGAGATACAACAGAAAATGAAACTTGAAAGGGAAAAGCTTCAAGTGGAACGGGAAAACATGCGTAACGATTTGCAAATCAGCAAGATACAAGCTAAATCAAAAAATAAAGCAGCTAAAACTAAAAAATAATGTTCAACGAATTAATACAATGGATAAAAGAGTTTTGGAACGAAGTCAATCCGTTTTTTATAGTGAGAGAGTATCAAGAAGCTCTCTTACTTAGGAATGGTAAATTTAGAGCTTTATTAAAAGCAGGGTTTCATGTGAAACTTCCTTTCTTAGAAGAATATATTGCTCAACATATTGTTCAAACAACTCAATCTCTTAGTGCTCAATCTTTGGTGACTAATGACGGAAAAAATATAGTGGTGAGAGCAATGGTTAAATACAGGATAGTGGATGTTAAAACTTATCTATTAGAAGTCTTTGATGCAGTGGATGCTATTTCTGATGTTACTCAAGGAATTATTAAAAACATTATAATGTCAAAAAGTTTTGAAGAATGTTTAGATAATGAATTAGATAATTTAATAACTAAAAAATGCAGAGCTGAAATCAAGAAGTTTGGAGTCGAAGTTATGCAAGTTACATTGACAGATATAGCTCCAATACGTTCTTATAGACTCATAAACGACACATTTTCAAGTCCTCTAAATTAACATTGCTATATTAAAAACAATATTATTAATAACAAAGGCTTTAGTCATTGTTATTTGAATCACACAAATTACTTTTACACTAAATAACTACATTATGGATGGAATAAATTTGGAGCCAAATATTTCTTTTGGTATCACAGATACAATTACTTCTGCTTCTCAACAATTGGTGGATGATTTTTTAGGTGGAGAAATTAAAAAAGATGTTGACGACATCAAAGATATTAACGAACCAGACCCAGTAAAACCTGAACCAAAAAAGAAAGAGGTTAAAGAAGAAAAAACTCCTGAAAAACCTTTTGACCCTTTAGCAGAATTAGGAGAAGATGAACAACAAGAAGAAAAAGATAAGAAGATAGAAACAGAAGATGGAGATGGATTTAACGCATTTGAATCTTTCTCGAAAGAACTTTTTGATTTAGGTGCATTTATTAAAGACGGAGACGAAGAACCTGCTATACCTAAAACTCCAGAAGAATTTCTTGAAACATTTAACGAACAAATTGGTAAAAGAGCTGAATCCACTATAGAAAACTTCCTTGATAAATTCGGAGAAGACTATAGAGATGCTTTTGACGCAATATTTGTTAAAGGAGTTGACCCCAGAGAATATTTCCAAACCCATAATAAAATACAGGATTTCCAAAACCTTGATTTAAGTTTTGAAAGCAATCAAGAAAAAGTAGTTAGACAAGCTCTTTCTGATTTAGGTTATGAAGAAGAAGATATTAATTCTGAAATTGAAAGAATTAAAAACTACGGTGATTTAGAAGCCACTTCTCAAAAGCATCACAAAGTTCTTGTTAAAAAAGAACAACAACAATTACAAAAATTAGCTGAGGAAAAAGAAAACGCAATACGTCAAAAACAATCTGAAAAACAACAATATGTAAATGGAGTTGTAAATGTTTTACAGGATAAATTGAAAACAAAAGATTTTGACGGCATTCCTTTTAATGCTCAATTAGCTAAAGAAGTTCAAGAAATGTTAACCGTTGATAAATGGAAAACAAGTGCTGGAGAAACTCTAACTGACTTCGATAAAGAAATTCTTGAATTAAACCGTCCACAGAATTACGCAATGAAAGCAAAGCTTGCTACATTGTTAAGAATATTAAAAGTAGACCCTGAATTAAACACAATTAAAAAAGCAGGTATTACTAAACAAACAAACACTTTGTTTTCTGAAGTAACTCAAAAAGCTCAGAAAACTTCCAAACCCAAATTAGAAACCTCCCCTTCTTGGAGTAATTTATAAAATAAATAAAAAATCAAATAAGAGATGTCAATTCAAACTATCCCAGGTCTTACTGGTTTTACCTACGCAAGGGTATCATCTATGGACAAAAGAGCTGTTGGTAAATTAACAGATACCAACCACTTAGAAAGCTTTCACAACGAGCAACCTGCTGAATACGATAAAAAAATTATCAGCTTGTATACACAGAGTTCATTGTATAGCAATGATTTCTTGGATATGATTAATAAATCAACACCTTTCTACATCAACAGTAATAGCGATGCTTGGAAATGGGATATTCAAGTTCCGTATAAATTTCCTAAAATCATAGAAGTACCAACTAAAACCACGGATTTAACAAAACCTGGTATTGATGGTCAAGAGTTCTGGTTGGTATTAGATACCAATGAGTTCAGTATGAATACCATCGTTAGTGTTGGTAGTCGTCAATATGGTCCTCGTTTCTATGTTATCAAAGACCCTGTTCCTTTTAATATGGGCTTCTTATACACTTTCACTTATGTAAGTGAGAATCCAAGTGTGGACTATGTAGATGCTAAATATTTACAAGTTGGTAACGAATTGGAATTAATTGATGTTTCAATCGGTGAATTTGACCAAGACCTTGCTGGATTACCTCGTTTAGGTGAAAAAATTACTATGTTTGAGTCTTTATCTAGCGGATACGGTTTTGAACATAAAATTACTGAGTGGGCTGATGACAGAACATTGAGAGATTCATCAACAGGTAAACCTTTGGATATTTTGGTGTATGCACCTCAACGCAGAAACCAAATGCCTCTAACTCGTAACGATGTTAAATGGGAACCATTTATTGAATACTGGATGCGTAAAACCATGTTGGAAACCAAGGTTAAACGTATGATTTGGGGTAAACCTGGAACAGTTAAATCAAACGGTTCAAGACAAGAAGTTAAACGTTTAAGTGCTGGTGTTTATCACAGAATGAGAAACAACGGTAACTTAGTACAATATAACAGAGGTGAGTTTAGTGCAAACCTTTTACGTTCTGTATTTGGAGATTTATTCTATCGTAGAGTGGATGTAAAAGACCGTAGAGTTAAAATGTATACTAACGAAGCTGGTTTTGATGTATTCCAACAAGCTTTGAAATCAGATGCTTTAAACTCTGGTTTGACTTTCTTCACTAATATCAATGGAGCCGATACTGCTTCAGCTACTACAGCAAGTTCTCAAAATCATTTGACATACGGATTTGCATTTGATGCAATGGTTTCAAGAGAAAGTGGTCGTATCGAATTAATCCATTTAAAAGAATTGGATTTACCTCAATCAAACTTAGAGTTTGGTCAAAACAAAAAAAGTACTCCTGTATTCTTTGTGTTTGACGTAAGCCCTATGAGTGATGGCAGCATGACTAACAACATTCGTGAAGTTCGTATGCAAGGTAAACCATCTATGACTTGGGGATACATTGATGGTACAGCACATCACTTAGGTTTTGCTAAATCTCAAGGTATGAGTTCAGCAAATAAATTCCCAGGTTATGAAATCTGGATGAAAGACAGATGTGATGTATTCATTGAGGATTTATCAAGAACAGTATTAATAGAAGAAGTTCCGCAAGTTTAGTACAATGGGCAATTGTTTATTTTGCAATACTGAAATAAAAGATATTCCTAACAAAAGGAGGTATCGAAAAGATAAGAAGTTTTGTAATCAAAAATGTCATGACGATTTTAAAAGTGCTTATACTTCAAAAACTGCAAAAAAATTTAAAGAGGACTTTGGATTAAATAAATACGCTTTTAAAGGGTTACTTAAAAAACTAGATTTAATCGAGCTATTTGGTGGAAAATGTGAAAAGTGTGGATATGATAAAAATATAGCAGGATTCGATTTTCATCATATAGACCCTTATACAAAAGCTTTTGAAATCAAAGCACACTTTTTAAATTATAAAACAGATGATGTAATACTAGAAGAAGCTTTGAAATGTATGTTATTATGTTCTAATTGTCATAGGGAATTACATAACCCAGCTTTAGATATAAATCATATACGTACAGTTTTAAAGGTTTTGAATAAGTAATTAATAATCCTTCCGAGAGGGGAATTCAATAAATTCCTACCTATGAAAACCCCTCTCAAATTTTATAAACTACAGAGATTAGAATAGATTAAAGGTCTATTGCTTAGGGATTCGATTCCTACTTCTCTGCTAAATAACTACATAAATGGGCAAAGTTGTAAAGATTTCTACGATTAAAAAAGAAGTCAATATTAAAGACGGATTGCAAACAATGCAAACTGGTTTACAATCAAAAGGTTTAACACGTATTCCTGGAACAGGTGTATTTAAGTTTCCTTACAAAGTATCTGGCAATCGTTATCTAACTGGACTTGATGAAAAAGCTGATTACATCAAACGTATTATAGACGAAGATGAAAGAGAAGCAGAAATCAAAAAAGTTAGTACTTGGAGAAAAGAAATTGCTGAAGAACTTGGTTTGCAAGAATCTGATTTATCACCTACTTCAAAATTCTGGAACTATACTTTGTATAAAGAAGGAATTGATGAAAGTCATGTTACTCCTGTAAAACTTTTGGATGGTGACAACTTTTTTAACTTGGATAACGTAAGAGAAAAGATTGCATTTGCTTGGTTGAGAGTTCATCCTACAATTGCTTCTAGTTATCAATCTTATGAAAGAGGTGAATATGGACCTGATGTACAGTTCTATGTTGCCGATGATGAAATTGATAACGAAGTTAAATTCAAGAAAAAACAAGTAATTAATAAAGCAATTGCTGAATGGATTGACTTTACTCCGAGTAAACGTAGAAAGATTGCTAGAATGATGGGACTTCCTGTTACAGAAGATAGTAAAGATGAAATCGTATACAATTTAGTAGATGACACGTTGAAAACTTCTGAAATAAAAACAGGTGAATTTAAAGGAACAAATCCTGTTACATTATTTAATCGCTTTGCCCATATGAAAGAAAACATTTTGGAAATAAATGATTTAATTGAACAAGCTGTTCATTACAATATTTATAGACAAAAGAACGGTGGAAAACTATATGAAGGTGAATTTAAAGTAAGCGATAGTAAATCTGAATTGGTTGAGTTTTTAATGGATGAAGATAACCAATCCGATTTAATAGCTTTAAAAGATAAATTGAAATTTAAACAATTAAGCTAATGATACCTGTTGATACTTTGTTATACGACATTGACCACAAGTTAAACAAATTGTCTTCTAACGAACATCAACAAATACCATTAGAAGATAAAATACTTGCTTTAAACGAAGCTCAAATAAAGCTGATAAAGCAAAAACTAGATAGTAACAATGTTTTAGGTGGAGGACTAGATGCTTTCAAAAAAAGATATGAAGACCTTCAAAAGTTTGTGGAAAGCTACGATGCTCACAGTTTAAAACTTAAATCAACAGATAAAGTTTTACACAAGTGGACAGCTTCCCTTGATAAACTTAAACCAGCTTACATGTTTTACATAGACAGTTATATCATAGCTGATAAAGGAAAATGTAAAGACAGAGTTGTTTGGGTAAATCACGACTTAGCTAAACACGCAGATGTTTCGGTTTTATTAAATACTACACATTATAAACCAAGTTTTGAATATCAAGAAACGTTTTGTGTAATAAGTAGTAACGAAATCGGAATATTTACAGATGGCAGCTTTACACCCAAGACTTTAAACATTAGTTATTTAAGATACCCTAAATACATTGATAAAGAAGGATATATTAAACTAGACGGAACAGATAGTGTTAATCAAGACTGTGAATTAAAAAATTATTTACGAGATGAATTAATAGATATAGCTGTTCAATGTTTGGCGATGTACACTGAAAATCAATCCGCAGTTCAAAGTGCTCAATTAAGAATTAACTCAAACGAATAAAAAATAAAATAAAAAATGGATTACTCATTAACTTCCCTTTTTGTTGTCCCAGTTGGCAACAGTTTACCTTCATCAGGTGGTCCTCAAGATTTAGCTGCTGGTCAGTTTGGTATTTTCAAAAATGATTATACCGTAGCTAATGCTGGTAATATTGCTGCTGCTCCATACTTCTATATTTCTCAAGGTAGAACAAATAGATTTATGCAAGCCACAAAAAGCAGTGATAAAATTAGTGCAGCAGGTATTGTTGAGTGGTACAAATCCACAGGTAGCTCTGCTGTAGCAACTACTCAAGCCACAACTACTACTGGTATTACTTCTGGAAGTGCTACTGTAACTTTAGCTGCTTCAAATAGTAATATTAAAGTAGGTCAAATTGTAACTGGTTTTGGCATTGCTGCTGATACAGTTGTATCTGCAATCTCTACAACTACTTTGACTTTGTCAAAAGTAGCTACTGCAAGTGCAGGTGGTACAGCTCGTACTTTAACTTTTGCTGGTACTCAAGTAATGGAATTATCAAGTTTTACTGTACAACCAGGGGAAGATGTTACTTTAACATTACGTGCCCATTCAAGTTATATCGACACCTTATATTTTAATGGATTTACTCGTAGCGTAACAGTTGCAGCAACTTGTTTAGAATGTGGCGAAGACCCTTGTACAGATTTAGATGCTCAAGCATTTGTAGATGCTTTAATTGTAAAATTAAATGCAGGTGCTCCTGGAATCAACCCTGATAACATTTCTTTAAGTAAGTTTTACTTATTCAATAGAGTAGGTACGGGTAGTGGTTCTAAATTAGTAATTACTGCTAAACCTTTAACTGTATACGGACAACCTTGTGATGTAGCTGCTTTTCCTTACGAATATGACCGTTTATGGTTTAGAGCTTTCATCTATGCTGGTCCAGCAACAACTGCTGATTTCATCGTAGATGATAACTGTAACACTGTGGCAACAGTTACATACACACAACGTTCTTTTTATCCTCAAGGAGATTCTGAACAAGTTAAGCAATTAGAAAAGAATTTCTATAGTTATCAAGCTGGTTATTTAAAACATCTTTACAGATGGGCAGGTTATAACCAAAACTTCGAGTCTTGGGTAACTGACGGTACTACTTATGATATGTTCTACATCAAATTTAAACCATATGGTGTACAATATACTTGGGGAGATTACATTAAAGAAGATGCTATGGTAATCATAGCTGCTCCTACAGCTTTAGCAAGTGGTATCGCTACTGTTTTAGAAGCTGCATTGGGTACTGCTCCTAGTTATTCTGGTAGTGTTCCTCCAATAAATTCTAGCCCTATCATACCTTAATATTTATAATTGAACTTTCCGAAGGGAGGAGACTTAAAAAGATTCTCCTCCCTTTTTTATTTTAACACTTTAAATTATATTTGTGAAAGATAAAATATCCGAAGATAGAATCAAATTACTTCATCCAAAAATAAGGGAAGAGGTAAAAAAAATAATAGAAGAAGCTGAAACAGTTGTAGATAATAACTTAGCAATTAGAATAGTTCAAGGATTAAGAACAATAGAAGAACAAGACGCTTTATATGCACAAGGTAGAACGACTCCTGGGAGTGTTGTTACAAAAGCAAAAGGTGGAAGTAGTTATCATAATTATGGTTTGGCTTTGGACATTTGTTGGTTATTTCTTCAGCCTGATGGAACATATAAGTACGACGATAAGAAATCTTGGGCTACAGGAGCTAACTTTTTAAAAGTTATTAGAATATTTAAAAGTCATGGATATACATGGGGAGGAGACTTTAAATCCATAACTGACGAACCACATTTTGAAAAAACATTTGGATATAATTGGAGAGATTTAAAATCTAAATACGATGGTAAAGATTTTATTCCAAATACAAAATATGTAAACATATAATGATAACAGAACCTATTTTAGACTTATTATTAATAGATACTCATAATTCTATGAGTGTAGGTATTTCTGATTTTTCTCAATATCCTACTGGTTTTAGTATTATTTCTCCTAGTTTGGAAATAACTGCTCCAGGATTTGTTCCTGTAAATGTTACGTTTGAACCAAATAGTATTAATATTTATACTTCTCAAAACATAGGTATAACTTGTAGTGGAGAACAAAATGTAGAACTTCCAGATGGTATATATAATGTAAAATACACAATAAGTCCAGCATATAAATATTTTGTAGAAAGAACTTTCATAAGAGTAGACAAACTTCAAGAAAAGTTTGATACCGCTTTTATGAAACTAGATATTATGCAATGTGACGGACCTCTGAGAAAACAAAGAGAAGAAGAACTTGATACAATCAATTTCTATATTCAAGGAGCTATTGCAGCAGCAAACAAATGTGCAGGAGAACTTGCTATGAAATTTTATAGAAAGGCTGATAAAATGTTAAATTATTTTATAACTAATAAATGTAATTGTTAATGGCTCAAGCTATATGTACAAATTGTGGAGCTAAGTGCTGTCAATGTACAGGTTGTAATCCTTCAAATTATAAAGACGGACTTTGTCCTAAATGTCAAACAGATGTTAAACGTTAGAATAAATAAATGCAGCAATTGTCAAAACATATTTCATCTTTTCTGTGAGTTTGATGATTAATTAAAATATTATGCCTGTAATCAAAGAAATAATGATGCTTTATTACTTAATTTAGACGTTAAAAAAGATGTTATCAAAAAATTAATAAGATATAAACAAATAATAACCAAGAGGTTATACAATCCTAATTATAGTTGTGAGATTGCATTAGGAAACATTATTACTCAAATAAAAATATATATAAACAAATGAGTTGCGTAGGATGTTATAACGGTTGTGGTACTCCGACACCAGATAAATGTGTTAAATACACAGGAGTAGATATTACTTTTTTAGGAAGTACTACTCCAGATATTTGTACAAATGACCCCTTATATAAGGTAGAACAAGTTTTAATAACTAAAATACAAAGCATTTTAAATGCTACTGGTATCAATCCAAATACAGTACTGGGTTGTGATTTCTTAACTACATTATTAAACGGAGCCGATATTACCGCTTCAAAACTTTTTGAAATATATGCTGAAGCCATTTGTGAATTAAAAGGAGATGTAGAAGCACTTGAAGCAATTGTTAACGCATCTGTTGTATTTAATACAGGGTGTTTGACAGGTTTAAGTACTAATCCAACCAGAGACCAGATATTGCAAGCCGTACTTAACAAAGTTTGCACTGATTCTACAAGAATTACAACCATAGAATCAGATTATGTAAAAGCTACTCAATTAAATACATTAATAGCTCAATATTTAAGTAGTCAAAGTGGAAGTACTCAACAAAATACTAAGATGGTTCCTTATGTAGCATATGAATATTACGGACCTCTAAGTAATTTTGATAGTCAAGGAGTAGGTTTAACTTCTGCTGGTTATAGTAAAGTTTATATATGTAATGGTTCAAATGGTACTCCTGATAAAAGAGGAAGAGTTGCTGTAGGAGCTATACAAGGTGTTCCAGGAGGAGCATTAGATGCTGCTGTTGACCCTAGTTTACCAGCAAATACAGGAATGAACTACGCTTTAAAACAAAAGTTTGGAGCAACAACGATTACTTTAAACGAAACACAAATACCTGCTCACGTACATGGAGTAACAGATAATGGACATAGTCACAATCTAAAATCTAGCCATACCTCTACAGGAGTAATGGTTTATTCTGACCCTAGAATGTCTTTAGGTGATGCAAACGGAACCGTTGCTTCTGCATCTATAACAGATACTAAAACTGGAATTACAATAAATTCTACTGGAGGAAGTCAACCTCATGATAACAGACAACCAAGTATAGCCGCTTACTACATAATGTATTTGCCGTAAAATTTAAAACAATAAATAATGCCTTGTCCAAATTGTAACAACGATATTCCTTCTCAAGTATATGCTTTACAAACTACTTATCCTTCAAACTGTATTCCGAGTGAATGTGGAGGAACTCTTTTAAGTAGTAAATGTGTATACTATGCTGGTCCAAATCTTCCTTGTTCTGGTATAAACAGTAACGATAGTTTAGAATTAGCCTTACAAAAAATAGATACTCAAATATGTGAAGTAATAGGAAACTATGCTTCATACAATACTTTTTGTCTTGTCCCAATTACTACTCAAGAAGAATTTGTAGAAACTATAAGTGAATATGTTTGTACTACTAGAACAGATTTAGATGAATTTACAGAAACAACTTTCCCTAATTACGAAACAGAAGTTAATGAAAGATTTGTAACAATAGAACAACCTGAAATAACTTGTAGTTTTGCAGGTGTAACTTCTTTTGATGCTGTTCAAACAGTTCTTACTAAATATT